GTCTTTCTCCTCTACCCGAGGAATAACCTGTGTAGTCGGGTAAGGCTCCCCCGGATGACTCGGTAGAAGGTCGTCTGTGCGAGGCTGAGACATCTTTGCTTTCTCGAATGAGGTGAGATTTACTGGCGCTTCGTCCAGCGAGGAGAGTTGTTGATTGGTCCGCCGAAGTGTATTGAACTTCTCAGCGTGCCTTCCATGAACTTGCGAAGCTCTTCATCTATTAATGATTCCTTGTGCGTTTTCAGCGCTCGATCCTTGTCAATTCTCATGCGCTCAATCCAGTACTGGCACCCCATACTCACAGATTCGAGTCGGTCTTCATGAGGAAGACAGCCCTTGATGCGCGCCATGCGGGTGAATTGCTGGATAAAGGAGTACTGTGACTTGTCGTGTTGTGTCTGAAGGTCAGCTTCGATGACTCTACGATCCACCACGAGCCTGTGCGACTGCACTAGAGGTTCTAGCGTGTCGAGAATTCGCATCTCTTTCTGCGTGCTTGCCCAACCATTCCACTCCTCGTCAAACATCGGAGGGCGGGCGTTAGGGTTTGGATCAGCAGGATTGAGACGCGCCATCTCTGCTACTTTACTCATCACAGGTTTGAGCAACTGCCTGAACATCCCGCCGCCGTAGTTGGGCTCGTCAATGAGGTAGTTGACTCCGAACCTGATGGCGCGAGTTGCTAGAGAGTGTAGGGTCTCTTCAGAGAAGCCTGAGATGAATCCACCGACATCTCTGAGATAAAGCATCCCATGCAACGTGCTGATGATAGAATAGGAGGTCTCGTCTTGGCCTCGTCCCGATGGGTCGATAGCCATGACTGTACCTGCATATTTCGCCATCTCCTCACTCTTCCAAGCAGCGCGAACGTAGAAGTCTCCATCGAATCCGCCACTCTGAAGGTCTTGCATTGCCATCGTTTTATCGCCGCCCCACACCAGCTTGACGTGCCCCTGTTCGGAGTCACAGTCGTGGATGATGAGGTCGCGAGTTTTGAGCGGGTGTCTGTCAGCATCAGACGGGTTAGTGTCCAGCATGAACTGGAGCGCGTAGCCGCTTGCACCAAATGAAGCGAGACGCTCAGTAAGGTCTTCTTTGCTGAAGCGCTTAGGGTCTACTAGATCACCGGGCTTCGCCCCCTGCTCAATGCGCCTAATGACGAACTGAGCAAGCCGACCGACATAAGCTTCGATGCGCTTAGGAATCTCTGCGGGCCACACCATAATCGTGTAGCCGCGTTGTCCCAGGATGCTATAAAGCGTTGCTTCGATCTGCGGTGTGCCGAGATAGATAACTCTACCTTCAGGCTTGAGCACGGCATCAAACTCTTTGACTAGTCCAGACAGCCTATCACGCATGACGTGCGTGTAACTGTTCTTGGGAATCTCAATGTCATCTGCAACGATAATGTCAGCGCGGTTGCCGGTGATTTGACCGGTGATACCTGCGCTCTTAACGGACGGGTCTTTCGAGGGTGTAGCAGGACCAACGTCAAATGAGATAGCAGAGTCTCGCTGTCCTTCTCTAGGAGCGAGATGCTGAAGTATCGGCATTCCGTGGATCAACTGCTTACAAAACTTCGAGAAGTCATCAGCCAGTTGCTGGTTGGCAGACACTACGAGAATCTTCAGTTGAGGATTGAGCAGGAGACACCACAACACAAAGGCAACGGTGATCCAGGTCTTACCTACGCCACGGAACGCCTGAATGATGAACCGGCGCGGGCCGTGCTGAAGATTATACGCGATGTCATTCTGAACAGGCGTGGGCGGGGGAAGTAGAAGAAAATCCCACACTTGTCTCAAGAAGACTCTGAAATCGTGGAGACCCGCCGCTTTGATTTCGTCGGCGGTGTACACGTCTTATCTCATCATCCTGATCTTTGGCTCTTCATCATCCTCTTCAAACGAGAGATGTGTCGTGAGCTTGTCTCGAAGCTGTTGAGGCAGTTTGTTAGCGTCGATCACCCACCCATTCTGCATGAGCACGCGGGCGAGAGTCGCCATGTCTGTGGACGTGATCTCCCCACTGTCTATCATCTTTTCCATGCGCTCTAACCACTTGGTTTCGAGCCGCGTCTTGATGTCGAGTTGCTTCTTGAGTTCAGTGTCGTGCTCAGGGCTCTGAGGAATTTCAGCCACAGACAATCCTTACTTGTTTTGAAGAGTGAGATACTTGAAAAGAAGACCAGCAATGACTGTTACCGTACTACCAGCAGCGATAATACGAGTCTGCCACTTCTCAACCTTGCCGATGCGTTTTGATAGGGCCGCGCCAACACTGATGTGTCTGGCATTAGATGTTCGGACTTCATGGATAAGAGCATCGAGCTTCGATTCCACGCGACCGACTGACCGCTGCAGTTCTAGTTGTGGTTCGTCATCCATATAGAGGAGGGGGAGAGGCAGGCCCCCGCCCGTAGTTGCTACCGGTCACCTTTAGAGGGCCTGCTGTTTTACCTGGGAGAGACGCCGAACAGTTGTTCAATTTGTTGAACACCAGATTCGCCGCTCGTGATTGCTGCGCCGCGCATTCTCCGGACGGCTCGAATCTGATTCATCAGTTTCGGGTACTCGTCCATCACTTGCCTCAACGCACGACTTTCATACTTGTTCTTCAAGGCGGCAGCACGAATCCACCGCTCCCCACCGGGGAACAGGGACGTGCCATCGCTGGCTTCCTGCCACGTTGACGACCGTACAAGCTCGTTCATGGCTTCGCGCAACGACGGGCTACCATCTGCAGGACGACGGATTAACTCCATCATTCTGATAAATGGTGATTTACCTGTACCATTGTCGAACGTATTGCGATCCTGAAGGTTGATGAGACCGCCTTCAATCTTCGGAGTCAGCGGAGACAGCCCGTGACCGAGGGTCAGAAGATCGTCTTCTACTGAGCGGCCTGTGTCCTTCGCTGTGAGAATCTGATTGCGATTCAATAGCCCAGGAGTTTTCATCATCGGTTCACCGAAGATGTCGAACCGAGGATCGAGCGTCGTGCTCCACCCAGGGATTCGAGCGATGATGGCGTCAGCCAGGCCTTGCACATCACGGTAGACATCATCGGGATTCAGCGAGTTTGCTAACTGCGGCACAGCGGCGTTGGCTGCGAAATTCTGCATCCAGCGTGCTGTCGCGTGCGGATCATTGCTGCCCCACGCCTCAGAGAACTGCGTGATGCCTGAGAGGTATGATTTGCTCGACAGATTATAAAACAATGCCGAAACCGTCGCGTAAGCCATGTCCGTAGGCTCTGCCGCCTTCTCATCTGACTCGTGAATGATCGTGCTGAGATCGGCCATCAAACCGAGCGGCATAGCTAGCGGATCAAGACGAGCATAGCTGATCCACTTCCCGCCGACTCTGATAGAGTATGGCTGGCGACCTTTACCTTCAGCAGTGTTGCCAAGCCACAAACGCCGAAGGTCTGGATCAGACGGGCCGCGCCCGGTGAGGTTACCAGCAGACGCTTGGTAGAGACCGAAGGCATAGAGCGAACCTGCAACAGCCGAACGAGTGTGAATAATTGCCGCCTCTTCTCCACCTCGCGCCAGCGCTTCACGCACCTCGCGATTCAGGAGGTTGAGGCCTGGGATACTCTTGTGGACGTATCGGAAGATGTTGACCGACGCCTTCACGAAGGGCGCAATGAAGCGCGCTTCAAGGTGGTTGTTCACGAAAGTCTGAAACCCGCCACCAAACGTTTCACGTCCCAGAGGAGCGGCCATCGTTGGCACCTCTGCATATCTCAGTGCTTCGGGAAGCGTGGCGATGCCGGTCTCTGTATCGAATGCAGCCCGAAGGTCTTCAACAACACGCTCCTCTAGCGCTGCACCTGTGAGTCCCTGTTCGCGCCCGAGTCGTAAAGACTTGGCACGCACAAAGGCTCTGTACGCAGTGAGACGAGAGAACTCATCTGCCGCACCGAGAACGCGGCCAGGAATACGAACGACATCACCAGTAACGCCGCCGATAGCGATGTGCTGCGGCTGCGGATTGATGATGCTGCGGCCAGCATTGAGGGACATTCTCATGCCCTTAATGTTTTCCGAGATGTACTTGAAGTTGCCCCACATGATATCTGCGCCTTCACGGAACAACGCTCGATTACCTGTAGCAGCACCGGCCAGCATTCTGACGGATGGCTCGAAGATGTTGAGCCCTGCGCCCGATACGAAGACGGTTTGAACAGTACGCGGGCCAGAGAGTAAGAAGTTTGCAAACAATTCAAACGCCTGACTCAGCTTGCCTGTATTTTTGATGACTTGAGCGGCGTGTCCAACCGCGAAGATGTCGCGGGGAGCACCATCAGCCATGCGAAGCATACGAGCTTGCGCGGCG